AGAACACCGAACGTGGTGCTGTCAAGCGTAAACGGCTGACCCAAAGACGGCGACATGTAAACAACCAGACTGGCCTTTTCAACATCAAACGTAGCGTTAAAACCTTGAATAATGCCCGTCACCGTAGATCCGCGGAACGTCACAGAGGCTTCTTGACCAATTGCACAAAAACTGTCTGTGCTGTCCGCCAGTTTGACAAGGTTCATGCAGTTGGCAGCGACAGTGGTATCTGTTGAAATGCGATGCGGCACAGCTGTTAACTGGCCCGATAGCAGACTGTACAAATAATTGGCTAACGACAAAGCGTCCGCTGTGGAGTTGCTATAAGTGTCGTAAACAAGGGTATTCAGATTGTTTGTGCCGCTAACCGTTTGCTCTGCGTATGCGGTTGGTCGCACCTGCACCTTGTCAAACGTGGTCTGAGCCGACGATAAATACTCAATCGATTTAAAACGCTGCCCGGTACCCGTGTCGCCAAACGCATAGTTTTGGCTAAAGTTTCTACCAATTTGGTATACAAACACCGCGTTAAAAATCTTTGGAGACGTTAAACCTAAACGGTTCATATCCCAGTCGTCCATAACGTATTGACCAGTTCGTAGGACTGTGTTCATTGCGTCTAATGCGGAACTTTCAGCCGTAAACGCGGACGTGTTTACATTTGTGCCGATAAAACCTAAGCGGAGCGATAATGCAGCAAATGTGATTGTTTGCATTGCCACAGATACATCCTGTGAAAGTTCATTCAAATTAACCTGGACTTGTCCAAGTTGCCCTGTCGTGCCGCTAGCGGTCACAACAATACGGTCGGCAGGTGCGTAACCAGTACCAGAATTGTATGGCATCCCGTAAACACGCTGGACGTCTGTGATGCGGCCTGAAAAATAGCACGGTGAATTGCTGGTGTTTGCGTCGCGTACGTCAAGGTATTGGCCAATCGCTAACGGCGTCGCATAACTTGTCGCAGGAATTAACTCGATGACGCAACTGCTGGCTGGAAAATTGTCTTGGAAGTATTGACGGCCGCGAGCAATGTTTACAGATTGCACCCCTGTAAGGGTTGTGTATGTGCCTTCTAGGGTAGTGGCGTAGTTGACGGTCGGCGCTGTGTACGGCATTTAGGCGCTCACTCTGATAGGCACAGATCCGTTTATTTGCATGTAGCGGCGCAAAGCGTCGACTACTTGTTGTGGGTCTCCACCGTTTACGTGGATGGTGACGTTGTTGCCGCCCATACCGAACTCGCCCATGCGGCTTAACGGGATAACCGCTTCAGGTTCGCCACCTTCACCCACCATCGCCAATGTTGGGGCCGTGACAATGCCGCCCTGAGCGAGCGCAACAATACGCGAGTCGGCTAATCCGCGTGTGGCGTCTTCTTCGCCGAGACGGCCAATGTTGATCTTGCCAATGCTGGGGATGTCTTTGCCGGGCTTCACGAGATTGATGCCACGAATAACCAAGTTGATAGCGGTAGCCCACGCGTTAACCATGAACTCAAAATAGGACGCGATGCCGTTTACAACGGATCGAACGACGTTGCGAAACGTCTCAAACTTGTTATAAGCGGCAATCACGCCAACGACTAGGAGCGCAATGCCGGCCGCAATCGCTGAGAACGGGTTAAGTGCCATAGCAAGGTTTACAGCCATGATGGATGCGGCGATAGCGGCAATGGCTCCGGCAACAGTCAAAAAGAGCGTCGGGTTCTTAGCGGCCCAGTCGGCAAACTTCGTCAAGTACGGAAGTACCTTTTCGAGTGCTGGGAGCAGTGCAGCACCGATGGACTCTTTTGTCTCGGAAAACTGCAGCGACATACGCTTGAACTGTCCTGCAGCGGTATTAGCCGCATCGGTAGCCGCGCCACCCGTCGTCTTGGCCAGCATCGACATAACTTCCTCAAATGACGCGCCGTCCTTAATGAGGTCACGGTATTCGGGAGCCAGTTTGGTTAGTGCGGTCATGTTCCCGCCGTAAGCCTTCTCTAAAGCCGTTACAACGGTGTTTAAGGGCTTTCCAGTGGCGGTGGCTATGTCCATAGCCTGTGTGGCTAGTTTCTGTGCCTCAGTAACCGAACCAGTGGCCTTAGCCAACTTGGCAAGCGCAGGACGCAACTCATCATCGGCGACACCCAACAACTGGCCCTGAGTGCTGATCCAATCCTCGGTGGACGCAATCTGAGCGTCGGTCGCCCCGGTGGTTTTGCGCAGGTTATTAGCGAGCAGGTCTTGCGCTGCGGCATCCTCAATAGCACCTTTTGTGGCGTCGAATAATGCTGCACCGACACCAGCCAACGCGGCGGCTGCAGGCACTGCGGCTTTCTTAATGGCAAACTGGGCTTTCTTGCCAGCTCCTTCAAGTTGTGCGAACTCCTGCTTTGCTTTTGCAATGCCACTACCGTTGAACTCAGCAATAATGGGAATACTGATAGCCACTAGCGCAACTCCTTGTTTACACGGTCAATCACTTCGAGAACCGCTTTCTGCATTGCTTCGCTAACTTCACTTTGCTTACTGTAGAGCGCAGGCCCTAGCACGCGTGTGCGACCCGGCAACAATGGCCCAAGAGCGTCGCCTAAATCGTTGCGGTTAGCGCGTCCAGCCGACTCCAGAATCGCAGTTCCAGCGTCACGTTGCTCCAGCAAAATAACCGCCGTTTTACGACGATCACCTTCGACTTTTACCTTGAGACCGTTTTTGGCTTTGTTCAAATTAAACGGTAGCACTTTGCGACCGCCCACGGCTGGGCCAGCCCACGTGCGCGACACACCTTGAACACGGCTTATACCCCAACCAACAAAATCGTAACGACGTTGTGCTTCTTGAATAGCGGGCTGGGCAATCTGCGTTGCATCAGATGCAAACTGTTTACGCAAGCCCGGCTCAATCTTGTTCAGCGAACGGACAGCCTCCTTAGCACCCACCATGTCGGTTCTAATGCTTGCGGCCACGTTTCGCTTCTTTCGCTTGTTCTTTCAACACATCGATGACCGTTACTAGGTCTTGCGTGTCGAACTGTATTTCTTTGGGCCAGTAACCGACCGCAACCAGCACCTCGGCTAGTTGTCGGGAGTAACTGCCCCGTCTGAAGGGTTTACGGCTTCCTCGCTCACAATGTCAATACCGTCAAGTTTTTTCAGGTAATCGTCAAATGAGATAGGCACCGGGATGTTCTGTTGTTTACACGACTCGAACGCTAAGAACGCTAAATGTTCAAGCGCGATGCCTTGTGCAAGGTCTGACGCGCGGATCTTGAACTTGCGCTCCATCGCCACGACTGTAAACAGGTTGGTCGTCACTTCGTAGGCGTTGCCGCCTGCTTCGGTGACTTGCAGTTTTATTTTCATGTGTTTCTCCCTAACTGATGTTTACGGTGCTGTGACGTCGCGCGCCCAAGTGCCACCGACAAACGTCAAATCCACAGAAGCCAACTCACCAACGGTGCTGTTGATTACTGGGGCGTTTGCAAGCATTGCACCTGTAATGGTGTACTCAGGGTTAGACGCGGACTCGGTTGTGCCTGATGGGCTAATCACCAAAGTAGTTGAGCCTTGACCGACAGCTGCTGCAAGCATTGGCTCGACTTCGCCTGTGCCGTAAGACAAGAACAAGGTCATTGTGACCTCAACGGACTGAAGACCGCCAACGTACTTGTGGCCAGTGTCGCCAAAAGCGGTGGACTCAAGTTCGTCCTGACCGATGGTCAAAGTGAGTGCAGTGCATTGGTCGGACACGTCGTAGGACGTTGCGCCCTGCGTAATGTTTACAGTTGCATTGCTAAGGAAGGTTGTTGTTGCCATTGGTGTCTCCTATTGGCGTTTAATGGCCACACGTACTGTGAGGTCATAGGTTGGTAGGTCTTGCCCACCGACCGACACCACACCGGGTGACAGATCAGTGACGGCAATCGCCGAGTTCATTATTTGGTCGGCGATGGTCATTAAATAATCGCCCGCGTCTTGGTTACCTGGGGGAGGAGCCAAGACACGGCAGCGAAGCGTGATGTCTCCCACGTTGTATGTAAACGCGGAGACGGTAGGTAGTTCAATAAACACGGACATTGGGCGAGCGTTGCGCGGATCTGTAATCGGTTTCAGGCCGAGACCGTTAAGCGCGGTTTTCACTGCGTTTACAGCGTCAACAAGAATTCCCGATGCAGGCATTACGCAACCTGCGCCCTGCCACAGCCAAGTAGCTGCATGATGCGGCCAAGTGTC